TGATTCAAAATCGTCATAATTAAAATCAGGGAATACATTTATGCCGTATTGAGAAGCGAAAGCACCATTAGCAAAACGAACGCAGTCGAACTTTCCCCATTGAAATGAACGATCTCTGCAAGAGTTGATATAATCATTTAGTTTTGTCTCCCAATTAGGAAGTTTATTTACGCCCCCACAAAATTGTTTTTGTTTGGAGATCATTGACGTAATCAAAGCCTTTGTCATTTGGATAAACTCGTTTTTGATCTTCTGAGGTGTACCGCCAAATTCTTGGTCGCTCCAGATCAATCATTCTTGATTCAACCGTTAAGCCAATATTCAAAGTATCTCCAGCATCAGCAATCGTCATTTGATCCATCAGACCAGTGAAAATTGGTATGTACTCATTACGATCAGAGGAAGAAACATCAAAATTTATCAAATCAAAATCAACGATATATTCGCCAGACTCTGTTTTGAGAAGATCAGGAACTCCGATGATTCCAAAATAAACATTGGCTGTTCGATTTTGATATTTTTCTGCAAGAGCCAAAGACATGATCGACGCTGAAATTCCCGACAAAGAAATAGTTATACCTCTTGCAGAAATATCGGCAGTATCTTCTATTGTCGAAACGCTTAATAGCGTCCCTGCTCCAGTGTATGTATTGCCTGAATAAACGAGATCATTAAGACCGTTCCAAAGCCTGATAGGCCCGGCCGGGGATCTGGTTGGATCAACAATATCCACAGAATCAAAAAGCATTTCAACAAGGATAATTGGTCGGACCACATCTCCCTGAAGAACGCTATCAAACCCTGTTGAAATAGGTCTGGTCATAACGCCTCTACTGCTGCAAAGGAGATGCCGTAGACTGATGCAGTATCGATGTTGAATGAAGTTTCTGGTGAACTCAGTCTAAAAACACCAACTGCATTTTGAACAACAACCGTATCATTATCTGTTGGTGATGATCTAAGATCGGGCCAGATTGAAATGTTTGCCTGACCGCTTGAATTTGAAGTTACATTTTCCAAAACTTTATAAAGTTGTGCTGTAGCACCCGATCCTAACTGAATGTAATCTCCTGCTCGTAAATAATTAGCTGCACTCGCTGGCAAGCCGTCGACAGCTATTGTACTTCCTGACTGCCCTGCCCCATTAACTACAGGAGTGCCGGGCACTGTAGAGGCCGATCCTCTTGGCGTAGCAGCTAGTGGGTCACCCATTGTGAAAGTGCCGTACTGACCACCTAAAGACATCAAGAAGGCTATCCATACGTCTGCATTGGCTCTCAACAACGGTGGGAGAGTGATTGTCGCTTCCCATCTTGAACCGACATTTTTTTGAACTTGCTGCCGAAATGTAAACGGAGAACTGCTAATTGCTACCGAGTTTCGAGCCGTCATTGTAATCTGAGCAATGCCTGTTGATGGAAATGTCAGAGGATAAGATATTGCCATTGGTTAGCCTCCGAATGCCATTGCGAACGAACCGCCTCGACGTTTTGCATCCACAACTGCATTCTTAGCGGCATTCGAGATTTGCGGCAACAACTGCTGAATCTCAGCACGAACTGTCTGCTGAACGCCTGTAGAGATATTGATTGTCTGGTTGATAGTCACGCCATCTGAGCCGCCACCAAGTCTATTATTTGGCACGATGGAGCCACTGCTGCCGGGCATAAATAATTCTGGCCCTTTCTCCCCGACAATGTACGGGCTGTTCGCAGAGACTGGGCCACCAGCCGCTCTAGGGCCAAACGTAGGAGGAGAGTACCCCCCAGTTGAACCAAAGCCAAACAATGATCCAAGATTAAAACCGCCACCGCCGCCAAACATTCCAGCCAGCATCGATCTGACTTGGATTCGTATCAGATCGGAAATGATAGAATCAGCTAACGATTTGAAATCAAGTTTTCCTGTTTTTACAAAACTTACTAAAGCATCTTCCAACCCGCTAAACGCATTAGTCCATGCAGAATCAACTGCACTAGCAACATTCAATGTTGTGTCGCGGACATTCTCCATACCCTTGATCATGCCGTATTCAAATGATCTCTTAAATTCATCGTTTGCAGCCATAGCGGCTATTTTCTTTTCCTGAAGAGCATCAGCCTCTGCTCTGAACGCAGCGACCATTTCAGGTGATTTGCCAACAAGCAGTTTATTTAATTCAGCCTGATATTTTATTTGCTCAGAGTGAACTTTGAATTGCTCTGTAGACATACCCATAGCTTCGCGTTCAAGATTAAGTTGATCAATTTGAGCCTGTTGACCAATCAAAAACTTTTCAACCTTATTGCCAGTTTTTTCTAACTCACTAGAATAAGATGATTGCGCTTTTCTGGTTTTGTCTATTGCAAGCCCTTTTTCAGCAAGAACTTTCGCTTCAGCTTGTGAATAAAAAATTCCTTTTTTTGCGGCATCCGCAATTATCTCATTAGCTTCTATTTGCACATCACTGTATTTTTTAACCGCAATATAATTTTCATCATATTGTGTTTTTAATTTATCAAGTTGATCCATATTGCCAGTTAAATCTAATGGCTGCAAGATGAGTTGTGGACTTACCAGTTTAGGAATATCGCCAGTAATTTTTTGATCAAGCGTCAAAGAATTTGTTGCCATCGTTTTGTTTATTGTATGTTGTAATAATTTGAATGTAGCATCAGCAACTGCTGCCGTGCTTATTAATTCTAACAAGGACTTAACTAGTCCATCGTCTGGTTTCATGCCAGCTTGGTCTACAAGGTTTTTTATAGTGCTCCCAAGGGTCAACAAATCTTCAGACGTTTTATCTGTTTTCTTAAACTCATCAAAAACATCTCTAATAGCGACCACAAGATCGTTGCTTATCCTTGTTGCGCTTTCTAGATTCTCTCCAGTAACCTGAATTCCAAGAAAATCTATTGGTTTCTCTCTAGATAAAATTAAATTTTCCAACCTTTTTAAAGATTCGTAGTATTGTGTTTGCACTCGAATAGCGTCTTCAGTTTTCTTGTTAGCTACATCTAAATTCGTTGTATCTTGTTGTATTGGGACAAGACCTAAATCTTGGCTTTGTTTTTTAACTTTTGCGTCTGCGGCTATAAACTCGTCAGATTTCTGTAAAAATTCTTGCAAATTACCAATTAGTGTTTGGAAGTAATTAGAAATAGCAATTCCATAATCCTCAAAAGTTTTTCTTGTTGTTGCAAATCTAGCGTCAATTTTGTCAGTAGCATCTAAGATAGCAGGGACAATTTTATCAGCAGTTAACTTGCCTTCCGCACCTAACTCTTTCAATGCACCAACAGTGACTCCAAAAGAATCAGCAATCGCTCTTGCAATTTCTGGGGCGTTCTCACGCAACGACCTAAGTTCGTCGCCTTGCAAGACACCAGATGAAAGTGCTTGCGTAAATTGGGTTACTGCTGATTGTGCTTCAAGAGCAGTTTTCCCAGACAGTTTAAACGCTTTTGATAGCGTCTCTGTCATTTTACTCACATCGCTTTGAGATGTCCCAAGGGTCTCAGTTGCAAAGGCAATACGACCATAAAGATTGCCAACTTCTGATAATGTTGATCTTGAACTTGATGCAATATCAATAATTTTTTGTTGAGCAACCGCGGCTTGAGCAATATCTAACCCACCTGATTTTAGTTTGTTAGTCATGCCTGTCCAAGCATCAGCATATTGACGAACAGACCCGATTGCCTCGCCAATACCCCCAGCAACAAGCAATCCAAGACTGCCCTTAACTACGCTTTGTAAAGTTGAAAAACTTTTTGAAATGCCTGACATACTTCTTTGTAATGACGCAAATGCCGCACCAGTACTGTCGGAGCCTTTAAGGTCAATTTTGAGAACTTCACTTGCCACTTTTTGACCTTTCCGACAGATACTCTAAGTATGCAATCCATTCGTGAAACTCAGAGACAGACATTTCCTCTATCTCTGAGATTGTCTTGTGCAGCCGATCAGCAAGAGCAATGATGCAAAATCTCTCGTTGTCGGCTTTTAGTTTTTTAAGTGGTCATCGACTGATGGCTCAGTCAGTATCAGATTAGCCACCCGCCCAATAACGTCAGGGTCAGCCGCATTCATTAAGTCGCGCTTATGCTCCAAAGTGAATATTGCATCGCCCTTTTCGTCCCGGCACTTCAAGATAAGAACATCAACCAAAACACCAATGTCTGTGTCTTTTGATGAATTGAACAACCTCTTTTTCTCGGCAAGCGTCATCGGTTTTGAATAAACCATCAAAGATTTACCTTCGTCGCCCCATTCAGGAACTTCAATTACTTTGACTTCCTTTGCAGAAAAATGCGCTTTAGCCCGATCAATAACACTCATTTTTATTCCTTATGCTAATGTTGATAATGTTAGAGTGCCTGTGCCTTGGAACGAGAATGTTGCTTCTACCATTCCATCAAAGGCAGCAGAACGCTCGATGCTCGTTACAATGACCGTGCCAGTGTAATACTTTTCAGACTGACCAGCGGTATTGCCTTCTGGAAACAGATTCAGCGTTACGCTTGCACCAACAGTTAATGCACCCTGTGCTGATTCTGTCTCATCCCAGTAGCACACGATAGAACCTGTGAATGTCTTCATACCAGATTTATAAGTGCGGTAGGAATCGCCCATCACAGAATCCTCAATCGTGTCTCCCGTTTCCGTGAGAGTGTAAGACCGAGTTTCTGCCATCGTGTATGTGCCGATCTTAACGACACCTTCAGAACCTGTATGAGTTGCCATCTTGAATAATCCTTATGCCGCAGTGCCAGTCGTCAAAGCACCAGTGCCTTGGAACGAATATGTCGCCTCAACCATGCCATCGAACGCGGCTGACCGTTCAACGCTCGTTACAAGAGCCGAGCCATAGTAGTATATGTCTCCAGCAGTTGCACCTTCAGCATAGAACTTGATGGTGATGCTTGAGCCAATGGTAAAAGTTCCCTGACCAGTTGTATCAGTCTCGTCCCAATATGCGACGACAGAACCAGTCCAACTTTTCATGCCAGCCTTAAAAGTGCGATAAGAATCGCCCATGATGCTGTCTTCGATGGTGTCGCCTGTATCTGTAAGCGTCCATGAACGTACTTCTGCAACCGCATTAGTTCCGCTGTGAATGACGCCTTCGCTGCCTGTATGGTTAGCCATTTAGTTTTCTCCTCAAGCTGGTGACTCAGATTCGGTTTCAGTTGTTCGATAAGTGACCTGAAACGTCATCTTCACCGAGCCAACAGGTTGTTCGCCTGACGCATTATAATCTATTTCCGTTCCCGTCAAAACCGTATCTTTTGCAAGAGCATTACAAGTAGGATCGGCTAAAATAGCTTCTTCAACGTCCTTAGCAATCGCGTCCAAACTATCGTCTAATCCGCTTGTCCCGTTAACCATGCCCTCAAGAGCAAAATCAACCCGGCGAATGATCTTCCTTGGTCGTGACATTGTTTCTGGTTCAGATGTTTCTGATACCGTGTAGACGAGCAATGTCGGGAGCGAAACTGAAGCGACTGGATACAATCTGGTCTGATAAACCCGCGATCCTGTGCTGGTCAAATTTGACACATTCGTAATGATGCGATCTCTGATTTGCTTTCTGAGATGAGACATTACTGCTTCTCCAGAATCAAGGTCGTCATTCCAGTACCATCTGACTGAACAACTCTGACCTTATATGTCAGAGAATTAATTACAGCAGTATCATTATATCCTGCTGTTGCAGGTAAAGATGATGTTGTGCAGACAAACCTCGGTTGCGTCGAGACAAAGCCGACATTCGTATTCGCGTCCGCTTCAAAATATTCGTTGTCGAATATCCCGACCACAGATGAGACGCCACCAGCTACAAGTGTGTAAGTGGCAGTCGTGCCAAAATCAGTTGTGTTAACTAAAAAGAGTCGGTCAGCTTCAGTCTCAACAGCCATTATTCACCTCTAGGCAATCGGCCCTTGCGTTTCGTGAACTCAGGAGCGTCACTGAGGCCGATTGAGCGATCTGACAAGGATTGATCAACCTCAACAATGGATGCCTTCTTAGCACGCCCCATGTTAATCAAATCCTGCCCTTCACGATCATTCAATTCAATGATTGTGCCAGCTTCACAATAATCGCCTTTTACAAATGTCGCAGTTGTAATTTCAATCTTCATTGCCACTTCTCCATCATTGGCCCAGACATAAACTTGATCCGCTCTGGATAC